CACATAGAACAGATGGCATATTAGATTCTCTTAGCTCGTGGAAATTAGCCTGCCAGTGGGTCTTATAACGATTGCCTTTAAGACCAGTTAATGCTAGACATTCCGCGCCAATCTCTTTCTGCCACTCAATTGACTCTTTGTCAGCATAGGTATAAACATAATCGCAATATCCACCGCCGTTGCCACCATGAATACCAGCATTGTGGTGAATTGAGAGATAAAAGTCCGCGCCGTAAGCATTGGCTGTATTGGTTCGAGTGGCTAATGGAATATCTTTCGCGCCAGTTACATCATCTAATCGAATCCATTCAATATTTTTATATTGGGACAACTTTTCTTCAATTTTGGTGCAAATACGTGCATTTAACCACCATTCACGGGTTTGATTTGGATCAATACTTTTAAGGCATCTCTTTCCAGATGTCTTGAAACCATGTCCCGCATTTAAAGCAAGTTTATACATTTACTCGCCTCCTTAAATTCTATACTTCTATTTATAAGTAGAAAAAATTCAAGATATATATAAAAATTTGACGCACGCAATAAAATATGGTATAATATTTATAGATAAAAAGGAGGAATATCTATAATGACAGATAAAGAATATGGAATTTTAGATTAGGCTATAAGTTGTACTATTTCTTCTATTTTCGCTGTGTCTAATGGAAGCTCAATAAAATTAAAATTTCTAGAAAATAATACAGATAATATTGGTTTTTTAAATGTAATTTTAATTTATTCCCAATTATCTCAAAGTTTAGTATATATTGATCTACCTTTTTGGGAGTATAAGTGGGTGAAAAAAGCTTTTCCAAAAACAAAGCGTTTTAAAAGAAAAAGAAAAACTTCAGAAGGAATTATTGAAATTGATTCTTTAGATTTAATGAAAAAAATTGAAGGTAAATTTGAATTTCCAGGTATTTTTACAAAAATGTACGAAGAATATTATAAGGAGAAATAATATGAAAATTTATTGCGATGGTGCTACTTCCAATAATGGCGCGCAAGATGCGATCGGTGGTTGGGCTTATGTAATTCTAGATGAAGAAGATGATATTCTTTTTGAGAAAAATGGAAAGCTAACTCAAACTACAAATAATATTTGTGAATTGACAGCTATGATTCAAGCCTGTGAACAAATCGCGCGCATTAAATTTGAGAACGTTACGGTTTATTCTGACTCTGCATATATTATAAATTGTTATGCGTAGAAATGGTATGAAAAATGGATGCAGAATGGCTGGCGCAATTCTAAGAAGGAACCCGTCGCTAATAAAAATCTTTGGGAAAAACTTATACCTTTCTTTTTAAATGAAAAATTTAAATTCGTCAAAGTTAGTGGACATTGTGGTGTTCACTGGAATGAATATGTAGATAAAATGGCAGTGAAAGCCAAGGAGAAAGTTACTTAATGTTGAATTTAATTGTGCCAACTTATAAGGCAAGAGAAACACTACCTGCGCTTTTAGATTCTCTTGTGGCATAGACAAAAAAGAATTTTTTTACTACTTTAGTATAGGATTGTGATGGAGAAGATTATAGTGATATTATCGACACATATCACGCGCGAGGTCTAAACCTAAAATTATTGTAGCTTCAAGAGAATGTTGGACCAGGAATGGCTTGTTAGGCTGGGATTGATGCCTCCGAATAGTTTGAATATCTTATGTTTGCAGATGCAGATGATATGCTAATGCCGCGCGCGGTTGAAGTGTTGTATCACGAAGCAAAAATAAGAGACGCAGATTTAATCTCCTCTAATTTTATGAGAGAAAATGCAGATGGTAGTAGCGAAGTTATGATTGCTAGTTAGACTCCTTGTACCTGGAGACACGGAAAGATTTATAAGAGAAAGTTTCTTGTAGATAATAATATTCGATATATTCCAGAAATTAGAGTAAATGAAGATGCGTTTTTTAATCTTGTTGTTGCAAATTGCGCTGAAAAGAAATTTTTCTTAAATGAGGTTACATATCTATGGAGACACAATAAAAACTCACTTACTCGCGCGCGCAAACCAGAAGAATGGGTAAAAGATTCTTGGAGTAAATATGTAAATTCTTAGGCGAAAGGGCTTCAAAAAATTGAAGAGCTAAAAGGTGAGATAAATCCAGAACTTGCGGGACTCACATTCGTTAATATCTATAATGAAACTATGTTAGCTTATTATTACAAAGCAGATTTGGAAGAAGCAAAGCCTTATTATAAAGAAATCGTAGGATTAAAAGAGTTTGAAAAATTTACATAGAATCCAAATTTCTGGAAAGCAGTCGGCGCGAACGTAAAGGGCGCAACATTCCATTATGATAGTTTAATATTCTATAATAAGAATTTTATGGAATGGTTTAATGAAGATTTAAAGGGAGCAAATAAATGAAAAAAATTTTTATTGTGAATGGTGCGCCAGGTAGTGGAAAAACTACATTTGAAGACTTCTGCTGTAAAGCACCTGGCGTGTATGGGGCGCATATTTTATCTACTATTACTTTTGTAAAAGAAGTTGCGGAGTTATGCGGATGGAATGGAGAGAAAACGCCAAAAAATAGAAAATTTTTATCAGATTTAAAGGATTTGTTGACAGAATGGAACGATGTTCCTTTCAATAAAGTTTTAGATGAATTAGATGAATTGAATTACTATGGCGCGCAGTATGTGTTTATTGATTGTAGAGAGCCAGAAGAGATTGAGAAGCTGAAGTAGGAATTAAATGCAACAACTGTGCTAGTACGGCGCGCGGGGCATCAAGTTGAAGCATCCAATCACGCTGATGAGAATATTGAAGATTATGAATATGATTTGTATATTGAGAATGATGGGGATCTTGAAGATTTGAGGCTGAAAGCTGAAGAGTTTATGGAAAAATGGAGATAAAAAGAGAGCGAGGAGTTAATCCTCGCTCTTAAATTTTTATTCTGCGCTAAAAGTTAGTGTAATGTGAACATCTTCAGCAAATGTTGATTCTCCCTAAATTCCAATTTCTTCTGATCCATCCATTAAATAAGCACTATCTGGTGTGGCGCTTATCTAGGAACTAGAAGTGGTTATCTAACAATTAATTGCCGAAGGATTTGAATTACTTAAATTAATATAAAAAGAATCACTAGTAAACAAATCTTTTACAAGTCCCAACTCATAATTTGTCACATCCGATGCTGAAATTGAAGTGCCATTAACAGTAATTGAAAGACCATCCTAAGGATAATCTGTTCCAATTCCACTCATTGTTAAATAAACAACAGGAATTTTTTCTACGACTTTTCCATAGAAAGTCTAAGAACTCTGCGCATAATATGGAAACTCTACTTTTTCTGTAAATTGTTCGTCTGTGTACCAACCTTCAACGGTGAGGCCAGGAGGTGGTGTGTAAGGCGCAGGCATTATACTAATTGCATTGCTTAAGCCTACCTCATATTCATATTCAACTGGCGTTGTTTCAATTATTGCAGTCGCCATAAATTTTACTGTAATAGAAGGACTTAGAGAAGTTTCAAGTTCATCTAACATACTCTCCAAAACATTCGGATTAGTGTTCCCTGGAGTCTCCATTACATATGTATAAATTTCATTTTTATCCATTTTTAAATCTCCTCCACATATCCTTCTTCTTTAGGTATTATTTCCCATTTCGTAATCTCTTCATACAACAAAGAAACATACGAATTTCCATTAAAATAATTATGATATATATTCCAAGTTGTATCAACTGTTTTTCTCTCAAAAAGTGGAATCTTTTTTCGCTCACAATATTTGTAATAAATTTCTTTTATAGTGTCTCTACAAGATTGCTTTGAAACTGCCTCGACTGCGATAAGTCTTTCTGCAATAGAATTTACAGTGTCTTTAATATCAGAGATATCCTAAGACTATTGTTTATTCTCTTCTACGACTTGGGTTGTAAGTGCTAATTTTATCTTTTTGATTAAATTGCGCCCGCCTTTCGTCAGAGAGGCAAAAAGAGCAATAAGGGTAGCGACAAGACCTAGAATTGCAGCAATATTGCGTATGGTTTCCATTTCATACCTCCCTAAAACTTTTTCCTATGATAAGTAAAAAATTCACCACTTCTTTTTACAGAAGTGGTGAGATCAAGTTTACACTAATCCGCGCGAAGCCATAATATTATAATTATGCCACTATGTTTTTACAAGAAATCTATCCTAAAACAAGTCTTCGTATGTTTTTAAATCTTCCAAATCCCAATAAGAAATCCTATAGAGCTTTATGCCGCGCGCTAAGCAATAATTATTTTTCTTTAAGTCTCTTTCGTGATAACCTTTTGCATCTTTCACTAAACTCGATTCTTTTTTAAAGTGCAATAAACTATCGTATTCAATAAGACAATTTAGCGCGTCGCCTTGAAAAATTGCAAAGTCAAATCTTAGGTTAGAGTTGCCTTTTCCTTTTAAATCTTTAAAGCTATATTCGAGCTAGTAATCAACGCGCGCGAGCTTCAGCAAATTTAAGATTATATTTGCTTCACCAGAAACTCGATAGTCTTTAGTTTCAAAGATCTTATAGTCGCGCGTCAAGAAATCGTTTATATCACACCAAAATCGTGCGGGAACCCCAACTCTATACTAAAATAAAGCCTTAGAGTCTCTCACTTCAATCGGAAAGACTCTAAGACCATTATTCTAACAAAACTTACTTAAAAATTCTATACCAATCTGTATCATTTGGTGTAAGATCATCTCTAAACTGAACGAGTTTGGGATGTCTGATACCTCCAGTGTCCATTATCTGCATACCCGTAATCTCTATAACTTTTCCAAGATAGGCTCTCCAATTAGACAAAACTTCTTCTGTAATACCACTAAGTGATCCAATTTGTACCATTTGCCCATCTTTTTTCGCGCCGATAATCAAACTTCCTGCCCAGCCATTAAAATACGCTTTTGTTACTGGTTCAATCGGAAGTCCAGAAGTATGATCCATAAAATGCTCGCCAAGAATTTTTTCTCCTGTCTTTGTATTTTCCCAATACTTCCAGGTCTCAATTTCCTTTCCGTTATATTCACGAGTCGGCGCATTTGCACCAATTATTACAACATCAAGGGTTTCTTTTAATTCCTTCTTTATTTTTATACTTACGCGCGCTGGGGTGCGCTTAAAATAAACCGGAGCATCTTTTCGCATTATTACAACTCCTTCGCGCCCATTAGCAAGATAAGATTGAAGATTTGACCACAATTCTTCTCCTTCAAAATATTGCGCGAAAGATACAAAATCAGATTTAAAAATAGAAAGAGTTTTTAAATATTTTACTCGATCTACAAAAGGAACTTTTGTAAGATTTTGTCCATCATATGCCATTACATCAAATATATAAAAATGAAGTGGTGTTTTTTCTTGGCGTGCGATAGCCTTCTCTTTAAGGCAGCCAAGAATCGAAGTTATGTTCTTACTACCTTCATTTCCAGGAAGATAACATTCAGAAAGCACACAAGTCCCATTTGGAAGCAAATCCATCCATTCTTTTACTTGTGGCGCCCAATCAATTTTGTTCACAATTTCTCCATTAACATTACGACTGCGCGCGATCATAAAACAATTTCCATCTTCATCTTTCAATAATCTTTCGTAATATCCATCGACTTTCATGCTCCCTATATAGTCGCCGCTAAATATTGCGTCTTTTACTGTTTTCTGTCTTGTTTCAAGACTTATAGATGATCCAAAAGACCAATACTTCATAGCTTCTGCTTCTTTCCAGTCAAAACCGTTAATATATCCTTCCATACAATTCTACCTTCCTTTTCTTTCTATATATAGTATATCACAAATTCAAATAATTTTCAAATTCTAAAAGCTAAAATTAAAATTTGAAATTTAGTATAAATTCTGTTATAATATATATAGATTTAAAAGGAGAAATATTATAAATGGAAATATTCATATTATTATCTATTATAGGAATTATAGGAATTATAGTTCTTTTTAAATAGAATAAGGATTTAAAAGAAAAATATAATTTACTTTCTTAGAACAAAATTCAAGATATGTCAGAAGAAAGTATAAGACTTAGAAATGAAATTCAACATCTTTCAAATGAAATAAAAGAAAAACAAAATTTTAATTCATCTCTTAAAAAGATAAGAGAAGAAGAATTAGATCGACTTCTAGCCGAACAAAAAGAATTTAAAAAGAATCAAATTGAAGAAGAAATATGTGAATGGACAGAAAGCGCGCAAGAGGCGGCAACGGCGCAAATAGAACACTTAAAATCAAAAATGTGCCAAGAAATTGAATCTCAAAAAATAGACCTCTCAGAATTAAAAACTCTTATAGAAGAATATAAGGCACAAAGAGATGTCATAAATGAAGAAATTCTACGTTCGCGCGCGATGGAATCCCAACAAGACTTTTATCGAGTCCAATTTGACGCAGAGACTCTCGGTGATATTGAAATACTGAATTCTGTGCGTCCAAGGCTTCAAAAATTTGAACTTTTTAATAAATTTTTATATAGTAATTATATATCAAAGCCCACGAAAGAAATGGTAAAACGAGTTCTTGCTGGGCGCAATCCAAGTGGGATCTATAAAGTTACGAATATAGACACAAAAGAAATTTATATTGGAAAAAGTGTTACGGTCGCTACAAGGTTTGAGAATCATATAAAAAGTGCGTATGGCTTGGAGGGAGTCGCTGACTCTCAATTTTAGCGCGCCCTTAAAAAGTATGGAGTAGATCATTTTACCTGGGAACTTTTAGAAGAAGTTCCGAAGGATAAACTCGGAGAGAAAGAAAAATATTGGATACAATTCTATGGAACTAAAGAATATGGATATAATATGAAAGAAGGTGGCTAATGGAACTCTCAATATTACAGAAAAACATCATAAGCGCGCCATATGATAAGATTGTTGTAAAGTCTTGCGCTGGATCTGGTAAGACTACAATTCTAACCGAAAAAGTTCGCTAGATCTTGCGCGCGGGTGCTGACCCAACGAAGATTGCTGTTATTACTTTTACGAATTTAGCAGCAGAGACTTTGCGTGATAGACTCGGCGCAGATTATCCTAAAGGACTATTTGTTGGAACAATTCACGCACTTGCGAATTTGTTGCTTGTGCGCGCAGGCATAAAAACAGAGAAAGTCTTAAAGCAAGAGAGATTTGATGAATTATTTCAAATGGTAGAAGAAAATCCATAGTGCTTGCGTCATTATGACTGGGTTTTATTAGATGAAGCATAGGACGCAGATGAACACCAATATTTCTTTTTATTTGAAATGTTGAATCCGACTTATTTTTTTGTAGTAGGAGATCCACGCCAAACAATCTACCAATTTCGCGGTTGTAGTTATCAATATATGCAAACGCTTAGTAGAAAATCAGGCGTCAAACTTTTTTCTCTTAATGAGAATTATAGAAATGGATCCAATATCCTAAATTTCGCGCGCCGTATTATTGTTAAAACTGGACTTACAGATGATTCAATCCCAATTAGAGAGATTAGTGGTTTTGTCCACGAAGAGCCACTTTCATATAAATTTATTTTAGATGAGGTAGTTGGTGCATATCCCTGTTACAATAATTGCGCGGTCTTATGTCGGACAAATGCCTAGCTCGACGATCTTGCAGCGATTTTTGCTTCTCAAAAGATTCCATATGAATCTTTTAAACAAGGAGATTTGACCGCGCAAGAATTAAAAGACAAAATGGCAAATAACACAATAAAACTTTTAACAATTCATTCCTCAAAAGGACTTGAATGGAAAAAAGTTATAGTGGTCGGCGCGCGAATGTATAATGATGATGAGTGTAATGTTGCATATGTCGCCGCAACACGCGCGCGAGATAAATTAATTTGGATGCGTCCGCGCGCGAGACAGAAAAAGAAAGATTTTGGATTTTAAAACTTGAAATTTTAAAGTTTTTATGTTATAATAAAAGAAAAAGGAGAATAAAATGCTAGTAAGATTATGCGATCGTTGTGGTCGAGAAACAAAACAAAATACTCCATATCTATATTGTTTGGGTGAAAGCGAGAGCTCTTTAAAATCAATTAATGGTGAGTATTATTTTCCTTTATATTTTTGTAATAATTGCATAAATGAATTTGAAACAGACTTTCGTCATGACCATCCAATGTTTAACAATAGATTGATAAAGGAAGATGAAATAAAATGATAAAAGATTATGGCATTAATGACATAAAATCATTGGATTTCCGCGAAGGTGTACGCACTCGAATACAAATGTATCTTGGGAGTGACGATAACGAAGGAACATACCAAGCATTAAAAGAAATTATAAACAACTCAACAGATGAAGCTATTGCTGGTTTCGGGCAAAAGATTGAAATTCAAGTATCAGAAAAAGAAAATGAAATCTCAGTTCGTGACTATGGTCGTGGTGTCCCATTCGGTATCCGTGAAGATGGAGAAAATGTATTGGTCTCAATTTATTCACGATCTCATACTGGTGGAAAATTTGAAGAAGGCGCATATAAAAACTCGTCGGGGCTTAATGGTATTGGAGCCAAATGTGTTTGCCTTAGCTCTAAATATTTTGAAGTATTTTCATATCGAGATAAAAAATATGCTCATGCTATTTTTAATAAAGGAGTTCTCGAAGGCTATGATTCAGGTGAATCAAATGCTCCAAACGGAACTTGGGTAAAATTTAGTCCAGATCCTACTGTATTTAAGAATGGAGAAATTGGTTATTCATTTGATCGAATTTGCAATGATATTCATGATATATCTTATCTTTACACTGGTATAACATTTAGTATTATAAATATAGACACAGGAAATAAAACTTCTTATTGCGCTAAAAATGGAATAGTGGATTTCATTAAAGATAATAATAAAAACCCCTTACATAAACATATTATAACAGGTTCCGCGCAAGATGAAACAGATAAAATTGAAATTGCTTTTCAATGGGGCGATGGGAAAGAATCAGAATATGTTTTTGTTAATGGGTTGAGATGTCCTGAGGGAGGAAGTCCAATCACTGGTGCAAAGAGTGCCATAACACGAACTTTTAATTCATTATCTGGACAGAAATTTGATGGTGATAGTATTAGAGATGGACTATTTTATGTTATAAATTGTTCTGTAGCACAACCATCTTTTGCAAATCAAACAAAATCAAAAATCAATAATGCAAATCTACGCACACTCGCTTCTAATGCTTTTTCAGATGCTTTAAAACAGATGAAAGCAAAATATGGAGATGAGTTTGATTCTATTGTTGAAATGCTAAAAAAAGTAGCTCGCGCAGAAGCCGCCGCAGAACGCGCGCGCCAACAAGTTCTTAATAATGAAAAAGAACAAACTCGCGCGCAAAAAGCAAAAATTTTAAATGTAGATAAATTGGCAGACGCGCGTGAATTAGGCGAAAATAGTACCTTAATTCTTTGCGAGGGCTTATCTGCTGGTGGATCTATGAAAATCGGACGCGACATTAATAAATATGGAATCTTAATGCTTCGTGGAAAGTGTAAGAACCTATTGAATTGCACGATTGAAGAAGGGCTTCAAAACGAAGAAGTTAAGCTCTTCCAGCAAGCACTTGGAGTTATTTATGGAAAAGTAACAAAAAATCTTCGCTATGGAAAAATCGCAATAGCATCCGATTCAGATTTTGACGGGAGCCATATAGGACTCTTAATTCTTGCGATGTCTCAAGTTATTTGTCCTTCAGTTCTCACAGAAAATCGCCTATTCTGGTTGCGTGCACCCATATATAAGGTAGAAACGAAATCTAAGAAATATTTTTATTATACAGAAGATGAATTTAAATCACATCCAAGTGGAACCATTACAAAATACAAAGGCTTGGGACAAATGGATGATGACGACCTAAAAAGTTCAATGTTTAGTCCCGAATGGCAAAAACTTGAGCCAATTACATTTTCTGAAGAAGGACTCGAACTCCTTATAAACTTAATGGGAAAAAATATTGACTATCGAAAAGAATTTGTGTATAATTATATTGATTTTAGTAAGTTTGTAATAGAATAAGGTGAAGAAATGTCAGATTTAAAACAAATAGTTAGTGAAAACTTCGCGCGCTACGCTGGGAATGTAATACTCGATCGTGCTATCTGTGATGCGCGCGACCTTTTAAAGCCTTCTGCACGTATGTTAATGTATTCTCAATTACACATAACAAAGAATATTCCATCTAAGCCTTTTGTAAAAAGCGCGCGAGTCGTTGGTGATTGTCTTGGGCGCTATTATACGCACGGTGATGGAAGCTGTTATGCAACCTATATGAGAATGGCAAAGCCTTTTGCTATGCGATACCCCCTTGAAGATTGTCAAGGAAATAGTGGAACAATTACAGAAACTGGCGATGAAGCAGCATCCCGTTATACAGAACTTCGCCTAAGCAAACTTGGCGCGCGCCTTTTTGAGGATATAGAGAAAGAAATCATAACCGAATGGTCAGATAACTTTGATGAAACAGAAACTTATCCAAAAGTTTTAGGATCAAAAGGATACTATAATATATGTAATGGATCACAAGGAATCGGTGTGTCTTTAAGTGCGAGCATTCCTCAGTTCAATCTAAAAGATATAAACGAAGCGATGATAAAACTTATAAATGATCCTAGTGCAGATATAGATATTTTGCCTGACTTTGCAACGGGCGCGCTATTAATTAATGCCGATCAAGTTCGAGAATCTCTAAAGAATGGCACTGGCTTCGCTTGTAAATTAAGAAGTGTGGTGGAGTTTGATCCTAAACAAAAAGCCTTTATCGTAAAAGAACTTCCATATGGTGTTTATACAAATACAATTTCGGGAGAAATCCAAAAGTTGGTAGAAGCCGATCCCGAATGCGGAGTTGACCACATTAATGATGGATCTGGTAAAACTCCAGATTATGTAATCTATCTAACAAAGAAAGCCAATCCCGATAAAGTTCTTAAATTGTTGTATAAAGAGACTTCATTACAGTCATTCTTTTCCATTAATATGAATGTGCTGGTTGATGGCGGGCGCAGACCACAGACTCTTGGATTGCGTGAAATGCTTATCGCGCATATAGATCACGAAAAGATTGTATATCGTCGTGGTTTTGAATTCGATCTTCGCAAGATTCTCGCGCGCCTTCATATAATCGAAGGCTTGATGAAAGCCTATGATATGATCGATGAAGTCGTGCAGACAATTAAATCTTCTGCTTCAACTGCGGCGGCTTCTATTGCACTTCAAAAGCTCCTAACAATTGATGAAGTCCAGGCAAAAGCAATTCTCGATCTTAAACTCTCAAAGCTCTCAAAGCTTGATATTTCAAAATTGCGCGATGAGGCAAACGATCTTGAACAAAAGCGCATACACATAACCCAAATTCTCGAAAGCGAGGAACTATTCAACAATGAACTCATTAAAGGATGGAGAGAAGTTGCTGAAACTTTTGGAGACGCTCGGCGCACCAAAATTCTCAATCTATCAGAAGATGCTGATAATGAAACTATTGAAGAAAAGCAACTCTCAATCTCTTTTAATAATGCCGCGGCATTATGGGCAACTACAACTTCAACGCTATATCGAAATAGTAGAAACTCTGTGGGGTCAAAATTCAAACTCAAAAAAGGCGAATATATCATAAACAATCTCGTCTGTAAGAATACTGATACGCTTTTGATCTTTACTTCGCGTGGAAACTTCTATCACATTCGCGCGCGAGACATCAACCTTGATGAATTAGTCTATCTTAGTGCTATATGTCCTATCACAGAAAATGAGAAGATTGTAGCAGTTACAAGTCTCTCAAAAGAAAACCCATATAAATACATATGTTTTATTACAAAGAATGGAATCCTAAAGAAATCTTCAATAGAAGAATATAACTTGTCTCGTAATGTCGGCGCCGCCGCTTTAAAACTTGATGAAAATGATGAAATAAAATCTGTTCTATTCTTGAATAATGAGAAAATAGGAATTGCAACAAAAAACAGTAACTTTATTATAATAGAAACAGAGGATATTCGTTCTATCGGAAGGGTCGCGCGCGGAGTTCAGGGCATAAAGTTGAATCCTGGCGATAGTGTTGTTTGCGCCAATCGCCTCGATCCAAATGCGCGAGCCATTATATCTGTAACGGAAGACGGGTATATTAAGTCTTCTCCTATAGATGAAATAAAAGTTACAGGGCGCGCAACAAAGGGTCGGCGCATACAAAATACAGATTGTCTCCAAGATTTTATCTTTGTGTATAACTCAAATGATCTATTGATTACATCAGAAACGTCCCAACTTAGACTACGCCAAAGCGAAGTACCAGAACTCTCGCTTAGCGCGCAAGGCGTGAAATCTTTAAAATTAAAAGATTCAAAAATTTTAAAATTAGAAACGGTTTAAAATTTGAAAATATCAGAAATTTCTGATATAATATATTCAGAAAGTTAAGAAAGGCTTTCGACCAAGCCGCCTTGGGAATAAAAACTATAAAAAATAAATTTAAATGCGGCGGACAAAAGGAGATTAGAATGAAGCTTAAGGAAAAGACTTATGAAGTGTTTATGTATGTGAAGAATCATGGCGGTAAGTGCAAGACCACTGAGATCCAGGCAGGTCTTGGTCTAGAGAAGATTGCTAGTGTTACCGGTTGCGTGAACTCTCTTGTGAAGAACGAGCTTGCTATCAGAGAGGATGGCGGCAAGACTGAGGACGGCAAGAAGATCACTTATGTTGTTCTTACTGAGGCTGGTCAGAACTTTGTTCAGGAAGAGGATACCGACGCTGAGTAAGTCGAATAAAGAGAGGGGAGATTTCTCCCCTCTCATCTAATACCCACTTAACACAATACAAAAAGGAGAAATAAAATGTTTAGAAAGGCACAGAATACTGTACGAATTGAAGGAATACTTGCTGAAGTTGATTTGAGAAATGTATCTTATTCGAATAAGGTGGGTGGCACAACTGAAGCTATCGCGGGCACTATTAAGGTTCTTGTTGACCAACCTATTGATGGAAAACTTATGAATCTTGAGATTCCTGTCGATGTTTTTGCAATCAAGTATAAGAATAACGGCGATTTGAATCCCGTTTATGAATCCATTGAAAAGTTGAAGACTGATTATGTTTCTATTGCGGCTTGCGGTAATAAGGAACAGGCAGATAAGATTAGAATCACTAATGCTTCGTTTAGAAAGAACGAATTTTATAACCAAAATGGCGAGTTGAAGTCAACTCCTCGTGTAAATGCTAGTTTCTTCTCAAAGGTAACTGGTGAGTTTAATCCCGAAGCAACTTTCACAGTTGAACTTTTTGTTTCTAGCATTGCGCGCGAAGTCGATGCAGATGGAGTTGAGCTTGATCCCGCTCGTTTGAAGGTGCAGGCTGTTGTTCCTCTCTACACAAGAGAAGACGCAAATGCGCTTAACATTGATTTGTTTGACTTTGTCGCTACCAATCCTAATGTTATTAATGCTATTGAATCTCATTGGGAAGCTGGAAAGGCTTATAAGGCAAACGGTAAGCTTTGCTTCACTTCTAAGACTGAGAAGATCACTGATGCAGTTGACTTTGGTGAGTCAAGAGAACGCGTAAGAACTATTAGTGTTCATGATATAATGATTACTGGTGGTTCTGAAACTCCTCTTGATGAGGAAGAGTCTTGGACTATTGATGAGATTAAAGCTGGTGTTGCCGCGCGCAAGGCTAGACTCGAAGCTCTAAAGAATAAGTCTAAGAAAACAGCAGAGACCTCTACTGCGGCAGTCGATAAGAAGAAAGCCGATCTCGGATTTTAAGAGGTGAGAGCTAATGGCAGTAGATATCTTTAACATCCAAGAAAACACCATTAGCCGCGATCTGAAAGGAAGATTTCTTTGTATCTATGGTGCAGAGAAAGTCGGGAAGTCTACATTCGGTGCTAGACTTCCCCGTCCTCTTTTTTGTAATTTCGAGGTTGGAACCAACTATCTCCCCGTTAAACCTGTAAATATTGATAAGTGGTCAACCTTTAAACAAGTATTACGCCAACTTGCTGATCCGCGCGCGAAAGAAATGTACGACACAGTTGTAATAGATACTGTATCGGAAGCTTGGTCAGCTTGTGAGAAATTCATTTGTACTCAAAATGGTGTACAAAAGCTTGGAGACATTCCTTGGGGTCAAGGCTATAGTGGATGTAAAACAGAGTTTGAAAGTGCTTTAAGATCAATTACAATGTTAGGATTTGGGTTATGTTGTATCTGTCACGCAGAAAAGAAGAATATCCCTGGTCCTAATGACACAGTAATTGAAACAGTTCAACCAGCAATGCCTTCGCGCGCGGCAGATATTGTTAATCGTATGGTCGATATAATTGCATATATAGATCAACGCTTTGATGAAAATGGTGAAAGCGTAAGAAGATTTATTACTAGAAGATCTCCAAGAGTTCTTGCTGGTAGTAGACTTCCATATCTTGATCCAGTAATTCCTTTCTCTTATGAAGATTTAATCGCCGCAATCGGGCGCGCGATAGATAAACAAGAAGAGATAGATAAAATTAAAGTTGTCGATCACAAAGAGACGACACCAGTTGAATCTCTTTCCTTTACTGCTGTTCGTAACGAAGCGCGCGAACTATGGACAAAACTTGTTGGCGAAGGCGAAAACGCCGACGAAGAAATGGCAAAACGAATTATGAAACGAATTGAAATGATTTTCGGACGACAAATGAAACTCTCAGAGATTACAGAGGATTAGACCGATTTGTTTAATCTCGTAGTTCTCGAAATGAAAGATCTCTTAGCGGAAAAGGCAGTTTAAACTGCCTTTTCTTTTTCTAATTTGAAATTTTTTCAAATTTGTGGTATAATATAATTATAGAAAGGAGAATATAAATGCCTCATATAATTATGTGCCGTTTATGTAAACAACGATTTGATACAGAAAAAGAACCTTTTGTAATAGTAGGAAAGCAATCTTACTATCACAAGGAATGTTATGATACCTGGGTTACAAATAGAAACGATGCCAATGCAGTTGAGACTGAAGATTTCTGGTATGAAAGTATGATAGATTATTTGTATAGAGATGTTCATTTGCAAATGGACTTCCAAAAAATAGAATCTCAGTGGAATAACTTCATAAAACCAGATAGAAAGATGACACCAAAGGGCATATATTTTGCATTGAAATATTTTTATGAAATTCAAAAAGGTGATAAATCTAAAGCCCTTGGTGGTATTGGCATTGTAACATCTATTTATAACGAATCTGCTAAATATTGGACAGAACTCGAAATAAAGAAAACTGGAACTATCGAAGCAATTATAGAGCAAATTAGAGCTCGTGATGCGCGCCCTGTCTCTACAATTATAAGACAATCGCGCAAAAAGAAAAAAGAACAATGGTCTATAGATAATGTGTGAGGTGAGAAATGATTGATAGAAATTCTATTCTTCAAATCTTTGGTTCTCTCATGAAGCATCCACAGTATCTAAGCGAAACAGATAAATATACTCTAACCCCAGATGACTTTTATTATAGATTTGATAAATATATCTTTATAGCAATATCAAATCTTTATACAAATGGCGCGCAAAGGATTCAACCTATAGATGTAGAGAATTATCTCTCAACAAATGAGCCCGCACGCATCATATTCAAGCAACAAAACGGAATTGAGTTTTTACAAGATGCAGATGAATTATCAGAAGAATTAAACTTTCAGTATTATTATAAAAGACTAAAGAAATTTAATCTCCTGGAATCATTTAAGTCAAAAGGATTTGATACTTCTGATATTTATGTTGATGATCCTTTAAACGATAAAGATTTAAAAGTAAATGAATCTTTTGAAAGTCTTGAAATTGATGATATTCTTGCAAAGATAAAACAAAAACTTTTAAAAATTGAAAGAAATTTCATACAGAATGATACAACTGAAACCACAGATGTGTTTCAAGGCATAGAAGAGATAATTGAATCTGCAAATGATCGACTTGATGTAGGTATTCCACTTCAAGGAGAGATCTTTAATGAAATTTGTGCTGGCGCGCGCAAAGGAACGTTTTATTTGCGCTCAGGTTCAAGTGGTGTTGGTAAATCTCGTCAAGCCGTTGGGGATGCTTGTTATATAGCTTTTCCTTTTTATTATGTTGAAGAACAAAAAAAATGGATATTTCGTGGCTCAAACAAAAAGGTTTTGTTTATTGCAACAGAGCAAGATCACAAAGAAATTCAAAAGATGATACTTGCATATCTTACGGGATTTAATGAAACAAAATTTAGATATGGTGGTTTCACCTCTGAAGAAGAGCGAATATTGCGGCAAGCAGTTGAACTTATAAAGATCTTTAAAGAGAATTTTTATATAGTAAGAATGCCCAATCCAACGATTGAACTTTTAAAGACAATTGTAAGAGAAAATGTGCTGATGCACGATATAGAATATGTATTTTTTGATTACATTCATATCGCGCCGAGTCTTTTAAATGAGTTTAAGGGGTTCTCGTTAAGAAATGATGAGTTATTGCTCATGATGTCCACGGCGCTTAAAGATCTAGCAGTTGAACTCCAAATCTTTGTTATGTCTTCAACTCAGGTAAATGCAAATGCAGATTCAACATAGAATATCCGAAATGAATCAACGCTTGCTGGTAGCCGTAGTATTATTAACAAAGCAGACTTGGGTGTTGTATGCGCTCGTCCCACAAAAGAAGAAATAGATCTTTTAACTTCAAGCAAAATAAGTCTAAGTGTAATGCCAAATATGGTAACAGATGTGTACAAAGTTAGAAGTGGTGAATGGACGCAAGTTAGAATTTGGAGCGATGTGAATCTTGGAAACCTTCGGAAAAAAGATTTGTTTGTTACAAATTCTCGAATGGAAGTTGTCGATGTTGGATTTTCTACTGCTTTTGAAGCGGCTTGGGACACAGAAGAGTATGAGCAACTTTCAAAAGTCTTGGACGAGATAAATGGAATGGAGTAAAAATGGCAATAAACTACAATGAGATTATTGAGAATTTAAAAGATGAAGATGTGTTTCATCTTTTAGAACGACTTGGCGCGGAGCCGATTGATAAAGGAGATTTTATTCTTTGTAAGACAATTTGTCATAATCCAGACCCAAAAGAAGCATCATATAAACTATATTATTATAAAAATAGTCATATCTTCTATTGCTATACAGAGGATGGCGCGCAGTCCATATTTAAGTTCTTGAAGCATTATTATGAAACAAGAAATCTAGTTTATGACTGGTTTCAAGATATCTTACAAGTTGTTCTTACGTGCGCGCCCACAGCTTCGTGCGAGACAGAGGCAACGTATCGCGCGCAACGCGAGCAATATACGCGGCGCAAAATAAATCGAGTTCTTCCTACTTTTAATAAAGGAATCATAGACAGTTTTAATACATACTATC